AGAGTGTATGGTAAAGATGGAGTAAAAAAAGCTTTAAAGGGCGGTATGAAAAAAACCATATCTAGAGAAGCATTTAGTCCTTCCATATTTAAAGAAATGGCTAAAGGATATGCTCAATCATTTGGAGCAGAGGGAGTAACCGAGGCACTTCAAGAAGCATTTGTACAAACAGCTACTGAGGTAAATGCGGGAGCGTCAGTGAAAGATTTGTATACTTCAAAAGAATTCTGGAAACAATTAGGAGAAGCAACGGCGGCAGGTGCAGTTGCTGGTGGAACAATGGGTGGTGTAATGACTGGCCCTCTTAATTATTTTAGATTATCCAAAAGTTCAAAACCGATTGAAGGAAGTGCCATGAGCACTCCCCCTTCTCCTGAAATAAGTTATCCTGAAATAACAAAAGCTGGCTATGCGGTAGATCAAAGAGTAACTCTGACAGGATTACCCAACGTAGAAGATGCAACAGGTAAATCTGTTCCTCAAGAATATAAAATTGAAGGTTTACACACTCTAGATAGTGGTGAACAAATGGTAAAATTACGTAAATATAATTATTGGGGAAAAAAGTTAACTGCTGGTGAAATAAAAACTATTCCTTTAAAAGATATCCACACTTTAATATCATTAGAAGAAATCACAGAAGAGCCAGGAGGAGAACCAGGAGAAGATGAAGGAAGATTTTCTGCAATTCTAGACCATGATGGTAGAGCTCCTCAAAAATCTCAAGTAACAAACGCCACACAAGCATTGAAAGAAAGGGGATGGACTAATTCAAAACAATCTTTAGAGAGTGTTGTTGATTATAGAAATAAAACTGTTGAAAATGTTATACAAGAATATGAACAAGCAAAAGAAGAATACGAAGAAACAGGTGTACCTATTCCTCGTGAATTTATAAAATTTGAAGACAAGCTAGGCAAGACAGTAGATGAAGTTATACTGAAAGAAGAAGCTAAAAAAGTTTTAGACGTACAACATGCTGAAGAAATATTAGAGTTTTTAGATAATACTGATACTCAAAATTATTTAACTGATACAGAAGATGAGCAACTATCCAGATTAGGATGGTATAATGAGAATCCAGAAAGCTTAAGAGCTGGAGAATTAACAGAGGGGCAAGCTTTCATACAAACAAATCTTAAAAATACTAACATAAGTAAAAATAAAAAAGGCAAACCAAACAAACAAACAGATGGATTGTTAGCTTTAAGAGAAATAATTAAGAAAAGAATAAAACATACTCCACGTTTAGAAACAAGAAGAAGTTTAATAGGGGAAACTACAGTGCCCCCTTTGGGTCCTACATTAGGGAAGGAACGTACAGCTAAACAGATAGCAGAAGCTGAAGCTTTAACACAAGAGAAAAAATTATTTGATTATGAATTAGACAAAATAGAAGAACAAATAAAAAATCAACAAAATGAATTAGCTGATTTAGATCCTGCGAGTCCAACTTATGCAAACGATATTGCTATTAAGAAAAAAGTAATTGCAGATATGCGTAAAACTAAAAGACAACAAGCTGCAAGAGTTTCTGATGCATTGAGTAGAATATTAAGAATTGAAGAACTTAGAAAAAGAATGGACAATAGGGGTTTAAAATGGAATCCAAAACAATTATATAAAGAACAATTAAGAATAGCTAAAATAGATAAAGATCTTATTGCTGTTGCTTATTGGGAAAAACAACTTAAAGATGTGGGCCCTGAATGGAGAATAATGCTTCCATTATCTTGGGGTGGTTATCATATTGCATATACAACAGAAGCAATAAAAGCATTTCGTAAAATGATTAATGCTGAATTAGCACAAAGAAAAGGCAGCACACAAGATAAGTTTATTAAAGGACTTACAGCGGCAGAATTTAGAAATTTAACAGAACAAGAAAGAATAGTTTATAAACAACAAACAAAAAACATAAGATTATGGGAATCTTATATTGAAGAAATTATAAATGCACGACAAGAGTTTAATGATTTACTAGCTAGTTTTGATGTTGAACCAATTACATATTGGGATAAAAATAAAACAGGTCCTAGTATACGAGAAATTAGTAATATAAAAAAACAATTAAAAGGTTATGTAAAAAAAGATTATGAAACTATTGTAGATGAACATTGGAGTATTTCTGATAATAAAGATAGAGCTGGTTTAAGTTCTAAACTGATTGAAAATATTCCAGTCATTAGACAACAAATGCAAACTAAATTAAATGCTTTATTTGGGCAAGATGTTGTATCTTTAGATCTCTTTGGAAAACTACTTGGACCAGAAGGAGAAATTTTAAATGGTAAATTTTTAATAGGAGCCAGTGCAATTCAAGTTGCTTTAAATACACGACAATTTCTAGGAAAAGAAACATTAAATGCTGACTACTCTAGAAATTTTTTCATGTGGCATGAGTCAATGCATTATATTTTAAATAGTTTAGCTACTGTAGAAGAACGTACTAAGTTAATGGAAGTAGCTAGGAACAAAGGATTAAAACGTTTTGATATTAGAAAAAGATATGAAGGATATGGATATACTGAAACTCAATTATTAGAAGAAGCCATTTCAGAAATGTTTGCAGAATATATGACCATTACAAAAAATGGTGCGCTCTTTGAGCCAAGAGGATTCATTGGTACAACCTTTCAAAGAATTGCAAATTATATTAAAACATTAGGAGAAGTTCTTTTTGGTCTTGGATTTAATAGTGCTAATAAAATATTTAAAGAATATGATGCAGGAGTATTAAAACAAAGAGAAACTATTTTACAAAATGCAAATATTAAAAGAACAACTGCAATTAATGTAGCGCAAAGCGCTCACATATCTGTTGCCGATGCTACTAAATTTCTTAATCAAAGAAGAAGAAGAACTAAAGTAACTAATAATCTTGAAGTTACTGGAGACATGCTTACTAATATATTTATTTATAATTCATGGGAACAAGAAACTGAAAGAAAATTATTTAGAGAAACACAAAAAAATGGAATTAATTTATACCGAGGCATAGAAGGAGATATTACTCGAAGCTTTTTATTAAACATCAGTCACATCTTTAAAGCGTTAACAAATATTAATGGCATTCCTAATCGAGATCTTGCTAATTATTATACAGATAGATTAAGAATATTTACAGACAGAGATTTAAATATGCTTCTTAGCTATGTGCAAAGTAATGAACTTCTTGCTAACAGACTAAGATCTATTTATGATTCTTTTAAAAGTATAAAACAAACTCCTGCTCGTAATACTATTTTAAGTATAATAGCTGCATCAGTAGTGGGAAAAACAACTTTAAACAAAAAAACAATTTCTGGTTTTGCTAGTATACAAGCATTATTAGAAGAACTTAAAAATAATATTCCTTCACAGAGTGCAGTAAACATTTCCATTTCACCTAGAATAGTATATCATGGAACTTTTTTAGAAAATAAAATAAAAATTTTAAAAGAAGGATTTAAAATACAACCCTCTAAATATTCTGTACCAAGTGGTTTGTTTGGTCAAGGAGGTGGTTTTCATTTTGGAACTGAAAGTCAAGCTTCAGCTAGAGCAAACTTAAGACCTGATAGAAGAGTAACAGAAGAAGGAATTATTAATGCTGTTCTTCATGTATCTAATCCAGTACGTTTACCTGATTTAGGAGATAACTGGGGAGCTACGGCGTTAATAAATGTTTTAACTATGAATAAAAAAGATGCAAATGGAAATTATATTAAGTTTGGTGCAGAAAGTGATCTTGTAAACTATGGGGGTTATCACTTAGTTCATGATAAAATATTTACACCTATTGAAGCTGCTGATCTTAAATTAAAAATAAACGAAGAAGTTCGTAAATCTAAAATTCACCTAAGTAAACTTGCTCTTACTAGTGATGCATTGCAAAATGAAGCCTTTCAAAAAGAAAATGAAATAGGACTTGATATAGTTCATAATGCTATAGAAGATAAAGGATATGATGGAATTGTTTATAGTAATGCTTTTGAAGGAGTATCTGATACTAAACCATTGTTCGCAGCTAGAGAAGATTCTTATATAATTTGGAGAAATGATCAATGGGTTGATGTAGAAAATAATCCTAATCCTGATATGGGAGATCCAGGTTATAGGGTGTCATCAGGGGGCACTGTTGAGGTAGCAATAGGTGATGATACATTAAGTACAAATGAAAAATTAAACAGACATAGAGAAAAAATAGCCTTAAAAGATACGGATGAATCAATGGAGGCGGGAGATAAAATATACGATGAAGCAGGCGATGATGGAAGCAAGGATGTAGATCTTGGAGATATTTGGCGACTTGGTAAATATTTTAACAATGCTAGGGCATGGGCTACTAAGTATAATGTTGTAGCTAAATTGTGGAATACTATGCGGTTACAACGTATGAAAGCTGAATCATTACAAAGTGGTTTTGCTGGGGCTTTAAGGGATGTGTTTAGAGTCTATGAAGCTTTAGGAGAAGAAAGTATTATATTAGATAAGGCGTGGGCTATTTCTCAAAGTGCCCCTGGTCTTTACAGAAGAGCTCTGGATCCTGCAACAGGTCAGCCGACAGGCCCACTTATTTTCACAGCACCTGAAGATATAAACCCTACTAAACAAGATGGTAGTGTAATAGAAATTAAAAAAGGTGAAACAATTGTTCTTGAAGGAGATGTAGCAGAGGCTTATGAAAATGTGCAGAAAGCTCTTAAAATTTCAATGAATGAAAATATGAAAGCAATAATTGCTAGTAGAGGATTTAATGAAACCATTAAAGAGTCTTTGAAAATATTAAGTAACATAGATCCTACTTATTTGCAAAAAGTTTTTCCTGGCATGAAAGACCCAGCTGCGTTGTCTTCATTCATAGAGATGTTAAATTCTAAAGATCCTGCTATTCAAGAAACTTTTAATCAAGGACTTGAAGAGATGCAGTATGAAAGTTTAGTTCCGTTATTACAACTCTTACAAAATTTAAAAAGAATAGATGTAGCACTTGAGCCAATGGTATCTGCTCTTTCTACTAGTGAAAAACTTTCAGCAAAATTAACTCCTCTTATTGGACAAATAGGTAAAGAGACTAAGGATGTTGGAACAGGTTTATCTGCGTTGGTTAATGAGTTTAAAAAATATGATGAATTTAAAAAGTGGGATTATGTACCATTACAAAGATATGGTGAATATGCTATTACAGTTAAAGAAGGACCCAAAGTAGTTCATTTTGAAATGATAAAAGATCCTTTAATAGAAGAGAGAGTAAGAATAAGTAGAAAAAGTAAACATGAAAAAGTTAGGAATAGATTATTGCGAACTTATAATGATCCTAAGTATACAGTAAGTTCAGTTACAAAAATTGATTCTGAATTCAGACGAGAGTTAGGTGCAGAATTTAATAATTTAAATAGTTTAGCTGCTCATCTTTCTGACAAAAATGGCAAGGCTTATAAAGCCATGTTTAAAGAATTAGATACTATGATAGGTAGAGGTGAACTTGTAGGCTTTGATCAATTTGTTACACCAAGAAAAAGATTAGGCGGAATACCAGGATATAGCGGAGATTTTTTAGCAGGAATTTCTAAGTATGGTTTGTTAGCTTCTGAGTATGCTGCAAAAAATAGATACGCAAAACAAATGCGACAAGAATATAATGAAGCAATAGATTATGCACGAACTAGACCTCGTTTAAAAACAGGTATAGAAAAAATGTGGGACTACGGAGTAGAAAATTCTCACCATCATGAATTTTCTACAATAAGAAAGATAGGGTTCTGGTGGTTTTTGGGTGGTAATATATCTACAGGTATATTACAAACTATGAGTTTTGTTACGTTCACAGGACCGATGTTGGCACAATTTTCTTCACCATACGGAGGTGCCATAGTAGGAGATGCCAAAGCTACATACCAATTAATTCGAGCTTTTAAAGATGCTAGTAAAATGCTTAATTTTACTAACAATCCATATGGTGATACTTTCATTAACCCAGCAAATGCTCCCACAGATACAGAAGGAATATTTGCAGCCATTCAACAAGACATTGCAAATGGTATTATTAAACCTGGGCAAGCTCTTTATGAAATAGGACAAGCTCCTAGTGCAACATTTCTTCCTGGAACACAAGGAAAAATACGTAAGGGAACAAGGGCTTTTGAGCAAGCTGTGTTGGGAGGAGTGTTTAATACTTTTGAAACTTTTTCTCGTTTAACTGCTTATATAGCTGCATATAGGTTAGCACAAGATCCCGAAATTTTAAAAAGAGCTGATAATTTCTATGGTGGAGATTCTAAATTTAATAAATTATGGGATCAAATGAAAAAGAATAGACACGGTATTGCAATGCCGCAAGATTTCGCACGCATACTTATAGAAGATACCTTTGGAGATTATTCTAAAGCCAACAGACCACTGATCATGAGAGGTTTGGGATCTGTAGCTTTCTTGTTTCAAACTTATATAAACCAAATGGTAGGATTACTTTATAGATTACTTACTCAAGGAAGTCATGGAACAGGAACAGCTTTATTTGCAAGAGTTATGCTTATGTATTTTTTAACAGGGGGTTTATTAGGCATGCCAGGGGGTGATGATGTTAATAGAATGTATGCAACAATTGCAAGAATGCGTGGAGTGAAAGATGATTTAAGATCACAATTAAGAAAAATGCTTTATGAAGCACATGTTAGCCCACGTAACATAGAATTTGTAATGAATGGAATAATGGAATCTCATGCAGGGTTAAGCGTGCAAAGAAGAATTTCATTAGCAAATTTACCAGGATCACAACAATTATTTTCTATATTATCTGCAGTAGGAATTCCTACTGGAGCAAAATCTGAAGAATTTTTTGGAGCACCAGGTGCTATCATATTTCAAAATGGAAGAGAAGTATACGATGAAGTATTCGGACCCCGAGGTTCAGGCATTACGTCGATGATTCCAGGATCTTCTTTATTTGGAGGAGCAGATTTTAATATGGACGCATACATGGCTGCAGCTCCTACGTTTATTAAAAATATTTATCGAGGTGCATACAAATATCCTACACAAGGATTTGTAGATACAAGATATGGTACAGTTGTTACTGATGATTTAAACGCACGCCATTTATTTTTGCAAAGTATAGGATTCACTCCTACTGCATTATCAAAAAAAAGAGAAGCTTTATATTATGAAAAAATGATAGACACCAAATATCAAGGAAAATTTAAAAGCTTTAATGCACGCATAAAAGATGCATACAGAGATATATATATTGCAAATAATATAACCCATGATCCTGACCTTGCTCAAGAAGCTCAGGAAAGAATAAATAAAATAATGAGAGAGATTATAAAACATAATCAAAATGTTGATGGCATATACCAATATATTCCTAATCAACAATTATTACAAGATGGAATAAATCAAGCTATAGGAATAGTACGTGCATACCACACTAACAAAGACACACTTCCTGAAAAATTAGAACTTTATAAATCTATGGGAATTGAAATGAATTAAGATGTGAATCATATTTCACTACGCTGAGTTCCTAAAAATTTACGTCCATCAAAAACTTTCTCTTTATAAGGCCCATTTTTATTTACATAATGTAAAAATACTTGACCATGATTTACTCCTGGAAATTCTTCACGCCAATGTAAAACCTCTGTGCCTTTATATATAAGTGCATCACCTGGATATAATTTAAAATGTAAATCTTTTCCATTATCTTTTAAAGAGAAGGGCCATGTATATTTTTTATCTTCGATGTTTGAAATGTCATAACCTAAACATACTGAAACAGATATCTCACACTCAGGTCGATCTGTATGTTTAACAAGATTACTTTTGTTATTGTATAATCTAACATAAGAATAAGTAGAATTTAAATTTAAATCTGTGAAAATTTCCATGTGAGATTCCATACTTATCAACAAAGAATCAAAAATAGAAACACCATACCCTGTATACAGAGCATTTTTAGATTGTCCATCTCCTTCGGCGTTTTTGCCTGCCGCTGTTTCTATTAATAAAAAATTATATAAAAGCTGTGCAGTAAACGAATCAATAAAATGTTTTACTACAATATAGTTAGGAATCATTATGCTTCTATTGAAGGAGAATATGGTTTACACTCACTCCGATAAGCCTCCATTGAATACATCGTGCCTTTGTATTCGTATTCTGCAAATACATTTTCAAAACTTTGATTTAATTCTTTTCGGTTCTCATTAAGAAACCTTATACAACGAGCCTCATTTGTAAACGTTCCACCTAAATAAGATGTAAGTAAAGGTTCATTTAAATCATAATAAAATATTGTAACCGCTATATACCATATCATTTTTTCTTGAACATTTTAACAGCTTGGCCTGCGCCCTTGATTCCGAATGACGCAGAAATTGCTATATATAATAAGTGCTGATAATACGTTGGGAGTTCTTGCAAGGCAATAAAACCAGTTCTAATGTATTCTTGACAACCAGGAATGAAAACTAAAACGGCAGGAAAAAGTAGGACAATTAAACTGACCTCGTCTTTCCACGATCCTTTCATTTGATCTACTGCTGATGCTTCCCAAGATACTTTGCCTGCTATCTGCTGCTCTTTAAGAGCAGTAGCAGCTTTGATCTCAGTTAGCTTTGCTTGAGCTTTAGCTTTCTTAGTTTCAACTACGCCTTTAATCATATCTCCAGCTACACCGAGTAGTGGTTTAATTAAAAATTGTAACATTTTTTTCTCCGTTTATATTATTGTGATGCAATACTAAGAAAAACTATTACTGCCAATACTGCTACAGCAATGAGTATTTTTTTTCTTTTCTTACTTACAAGTTGTGATTTATCGTTGGCCAAAATTTTGTTTTTTAAAGCTACGATTTTTTCTTTTATTTTTTGCATAGGAGTTCCTTCCTTTTTCTTCTAAAATTTTAACCAAGTGTTTAAAAGATGTATTTGGATTATTATTTTTCTCGTGATTTTTCATTGGATTCTTTAAGTTCAATAGTTATATCTTCTATAGCTACAGCATCTCCGCCAATTGTAACCTTACCCATGCCCATATCAGGTTTAGGTAAATCAAATCCTACTTTTTCATTCTCAGTCATAGCCATATTATACCAGATAAAGGGGGCACATTCAAGTGCACACCTGTACCCATTTCCTATTATTTTTAGAAGAAACTGCCAATTCAGACATCACAGGTACTTGAAAAGTAACACCATATTTGGGGTGAGTAAACCACAAAGCTTGCTTGGGAACTTCATAACTAAACCTATTGCTTGCGGCATATTCACAGTATCCTTTAAGTGAACCATTAACAATGATTCCATTAAGTGATAAGTACTGGTGCCAATGCCCCATTAATACATAGTCTACGGGTTTCTTTTGAGTAGAATATTCAGTTTTAATTTTTTGAACTCCTCTAGCAATGGGCCCCAACATTCCTATAATTCCTGCGCCACCTTTAGATCCCAACCTATCCCCATGAGTTAGCAAGTAATTAATATTAAACACTTTATAGTATGCATCGAACCCTGTTGGAACCATAAAAGTTACTCTGTCATCATTATTATTTTTGTAATGTTTTTCCAACATGGTATACAACATCCAATCAAAACTAGTAGTTGCCGCCTGCTTGTGCCTGAATTGTTTAAACATCCTACCGTGATTGCCATAACAACATGGCACAAATATTTTACCAAATGTTTTAACTAAAGAATCAATAGTCCATATCAAATGATCAAATAAATCCAACACATGTTCTATGTTTGTACCATCGTTTGTTTCAGTCAACTCTTCATGTATATGTCCTGAAATCATATCTCCTCCTAGAGCTAGGACAAAACCAGGATACTTTGGATTGACCATATGATTATTACACAAATCAATAGTAGTTTCTATTGTAGATTTTAACCTATTTTTGGCGATAGTTCTGTCGTACTTGTTTAAATTGTTGACTGCTTCTGGTTCTACCACCTCTCCCCAATGTAAATCTGATAACAATAAAGTAGGAACTCCAGGTGCCCCCTTGGCAGGAGTTGATTTGACTAGCCATTTTGGAGGCTTAGGATCGTGAGCATTTAATTGAAATACTGTCTTACGTATTTGTTCTGTAGTGATATTGTCTAGTGCCAATTCCTGTATGTTCTTTTTAAGTTCAGAAATTTGCAATTCATAGGACATTTTCTGTTCTATTAATGCAGCTTCTGTGTCTGGTGGATTGACCGTAGGTCTTAACCCTTCTCGTTCTGCCGCATCTAGTCTACTTATTAAAGTAGTTCTTGGTATTCTTAAAATTTTTGCAGCATCGCTTTTGTTTCCTTTAGCCAACACCACAGCATTTAAAGCTTTTGTATTATTATTATTACTCATATGTTACATCCTCATCATTGGTTATTCTATTAAAACAATCTACAACTGTTCCCTTTGGAGCACTTTTTAAAGACCCATCTTCATTGTACGCTGGAGCTACCACTCTATGAAATATTTCAGTAGGAGGACTGCCTGGTACAAACACTCCTGTCCATTCTCCTGTTCTTTCAAACTGTCTTATATCTGCAAGATTATGTTTATGTGTTAAGTACTCTCCGTATATTTTGGCGTGATCTTTATCTCTTTGGCCTAATCTTTTTGCTAACTTATAAGCAATAGTCGCTGCCTCAGCTTCTTCTTTTTTTAATTTATCTAATTCTTTTTTGGTAAATTTTTTAAATGGCTTAGTAGCCAGTGGGTACTGCGGGTGGTATTTCATGTTGTCTCCTGTATAAAAAGCTAGGGGCAAACTAACCTAAATTAATTCGCCCCTTGTGCCCCCCTTAATTCATATTATACCACGAGGGGTAGGGTCATGTCAAGTCTTTTATTCGCCATTTTCAGAAGTCGTCGTGTCCACTAGTTCACATACACTTCCTGTACAAGCCAATTCTTGAGATCCTATGGTGTTATCTTCTTCTTCTTTAAAGAAAGAAAAATCCACTTGTGGTATTTTATTTAATAATTCTTTATAATCTTTCTCATCAATCTCTTGGTAAGGAGCTTGTTGATACACATGATCAGCATAAGGTAAAAAACTAATGCCTGCAACTTGATCAAAATGGTTATAAACCCACGCTCCTACCTCCATCCATTCATTATCTTTAACAGATATAGTAACAGAAGGTTTATGTTCACACCAATATTTTTGATACATCAACCACATTTCCAACTGTTGTAAAGCATTGGTGTCATTTCTATATATGGCTCTGTGTGGTGATTTAATTGGAAAAGAAAATATTATAACAGAACCTGGATTTGTTACATCTGTTTCATATGGAAAATTTTTATCAAGCATAAATTGAGTTAATGGATCTTTAGCATCACACCGTACAGTTCTAATATAATAAGGGCTATGTCTAGTATGAATACCAGACGCACTATCCACTAATTGACTTACTGTTCCGCTCGGTTTAACACAAGTAATGGCAGTTGATTGTGGTATTTTAAGTTTCTTTGCAAAATCTTTATTGGCATCAATAGAAATTTGTTTAAGTTCATTTAAAAATTCTTTAGTTGGAACATTAGTATATTCATTATCCATTATGCCTGTTAAAGATACTCCAAGTAATCTTTCTTCCTCAGTATTTTGTTTCCACACCTTGCGTAAATATTTAAAATCCACAAGAGTGGATTGAAATGTTCCTAGTATTGTAGCTAATCTAACTTTAGCTTGTAAACTTCTAATAGTATCTTCTTCTTTAACAACTACTTCGGTTAAATTGCAGAATTGATATGGTCTTAATATTATTTCACAACAAGGGTTGGTACCAAAATCATAATCAATATCTCTTCTCTCATTTTCTGCGGCTTTATTTTTAGCCGCTTGCCTATTAAAAATGCCACGCTCTCCAGATTTAGAATCAAATAAACTTTTCCATTCAGATATAAACAAAGCCATGTCTGGTGTTCTAGTATAACAAGCAGAATTATTAGCCAATGCTCTATGAGGTTCTGTAATCCACCATTGTCCACTTTTTGCTTTTCTCATTTTATCATCTTGTATATTACTCAAAGATAATAAAGCACTTCTTCTCACTCCGCCAACCACTACCACCTCTCCAATTTTACAAACTAAATCATGACATTCGATAGCATCTAATCTTCTTCCTGCGGCGTTTGTAAATAATGCAATAACAAAATCAAATAAATTTACCAAAGGTTGAGGACCACTAGCTCTTCCTCCAAATGTTTTAAGTCTTGCTCCTGCAGGACGCACCTTTGTAACATCTATTTTAGGAATTTGTCCAGAGTATAACATAGAAATTAATTCTTTAAATGCTTTCGCCCAGCCTGCTTTACTATCTTGAACAACAATTATTGTTTCACTTTGACTAAAATCTTCGGCGATAGAAGGAAGCTGATCTACAAAATTTCTTTCAACTGAAAATCCAACACCTGTTCCGCACATTAACACATACATTAATTCGTCAAATGCTCTGATATGATCAATAGGAATATAACTACAATTATATCCAGCAACATGTTCCTTTTCTAAAGCCGTGCCCGCTGTCATCAATGCTCTCATTGAAGGCATCACAGAAGTAGTCAGTACTGCATTGTATAATTCATGTCTCAATTCTGCTGGCAAAATATATTTGTTAGTTTCTTTTAAATGCTTTTGCATAAAATCAAAGTAACGATTAACTGTTTCTTCCCATGTCTCTCGACGTTTTTCTTCATCTAAATATCTTGCATACCTAGATGTATGAATAAATTGCTGATACTGTGTTGGTAATTTATTTGTCATAAACTTATAATTGAATTGCTAAAACAACTAAGATAGCTATTAATAAAATATTTACTAACAAGAGTTCTACTGCAAGAATAGTGTGATACCACACCCATCTAGTTTTATAGGCATTGTTGACTGATAAGTTATTAGGATCTGGCTCCATGTTTATATCAGACAAATTTTCTTTATCCCAAAAATTAATATATTTTAATATGTCCATGATTTTTTCTCCATTTCTTATTATATCACTTTATTGTGGATCTGTCCACTAGGAAATTTTTTTTCCACAGGAAAGACTATATTGCTTTCCACTTTTATATAGCCAGAATCTTGCATAGCTTTAATTGTTTGCTCCAACTCCCCAGGATTAGGAATTTTTCTCAGCAATTCTCTTTTAAATAATTTAAGTAACATATGATTTCTGCCATTATTAAGTAAGGAACCATGCAACCACAACACCATATCATGTGCAATTTTACCTGTTCTTCCCATGCCAAAACCCTCTAAAGCTTTGGGCATATTCTTTTCAATCGCAAACATAATCTCTTTAGTAGCATCCCAATCTTCTTTCATAATCTTTCTAGTGCCCCTCCTTGATGCGCTAATAGCCATCGCAACCTTAATAAAGTGAGATACCCTACGCTGTACATATTCAGATAAATGATTATCAGTAGGCTCTGGTGGTATATTATTATATATATCTTCATTAACATAATCAAATGCATCTTTATCAAATTCCATTGGCCCATACATCTTGGCAATATCAGATAAATCTTCTATTAAATTTTGAACAGTATTATTACTTATTCTTTTTTGTAATAAACTTTGAGGTATTCTTTCTCCATCATAATAAACAGGAAGCATACGAGATAATAATCCTTGAGATCGTGCATCTTCTGGTAAGTTATCCACAAATTGTTCTGGTGTAGCACAAGCTAACCAATTAAGACACGGACCTTTAATGATATATTCTCCTGCAGTTTTAGTCTTATGACTATATTCCATTTTAGAATCCCACATATCTGTCATAAACATTTGTAAATATCTTTCATGTCTACTCATAAAAGTTCCAAATTCAGACGTAACCAAAGTTAAAGATGAATCATAAAACTCATCTTCCGCAGGTGTTGCAATTCTTAAGTCAAGTCTTGTAACCTTTGTCATATCAACTGCTAATTTCTCTGGTGTAATTCTATCTTGAATAGAATACAAAGGATACTTACGCAATCCATATTGATCTAACCCAGAATTAAAATTATGATCATCTTCTGTTGATCCAACAGGAGTGGTTAATTTACTAAACACTTTATTAAAAGGTAATATTAAACTAACAGATTTATTTCTTCCTGGAGGGGCAACTAAAACTACAAATAAATTAGATCTTATATCATAGTTGGCCATTGAATACCACACTCGTCTTCCCATAGCCCCTGCTATGGCGCTCAACGCACTCCATTGTGCGAATGGTTCTGGTATTGGACTATCAGCTACTGCATTAACACAAGCCTGTACAAAATCTGTATAATTTCTACTCATTAATTTTGGGTATCTTTAATTTTAAAATCTCATCTACATTAAAAGAAATATTTTCTTTAGGTATAGTAACTAGTTTTATCATCTTAACATCTTCTTCAGCCTCTATCCATATTTCATTCTCATCACTTTTAAGAACACAAGGTCCTTCTATTTCTACTGAATGACAAGGAGTCTCCCTGTCTTCTTCATATACTATGAATGGAAATTTAGAAGTTTTGTTTAGGTTTCCAAACTGTATCTTTTTCATATTTGTTTTCTCCTTTATTATATTTAAGAGTTGTCCATTTTAAATTTGGGGGAACATCATCACGTATATAATGATTTATATTTGTATAAGATGCTGGTTTATTTTTATACAAACCCCAAACAATACTGCGTCGAAAACCATGTAGCACCTCACTCATTCCATGTATTACGGGACCATCTGTACAATCAAGAACAATCAATCTATTAAACTTAGACATTAATTCTTCCCCTTTATCAGTAGTCCCATGAAAATAAGGATGTGTTAAATCAACTTTATATTTTGTATTAGGTAGACACAATTTTCCACCCTTTATATTTTGAGATAACGATATGTATATAAAAACATAATCAGGTAATGTTAATACAGATCTATCCCACCACCAATCCGTTTCAATAAAATCAATATGATATCCCATACTAGACATAGTAGTTCCATAAGATCTTGTCCAATATTCTATCCCTTGATATTTTTTTATATCGATATTTAAAATATTATATTGTAAATATGTGTTCATTAATTCCTGTATTAAATCAGTAGTAGGTGTGATAGAATTTTCATGCCAACTCCACCAGCTGTAATGAGGAATAAGACCTTCTTCTTTATACTTATTTACTTTTTCTAAAAAGATTTTATTTTTTATAAGATTATCTATGACTATCATATTTTTTCATATCCTTCCAAGTAAATCCAATTTCACAATCAGAAGGTACCACCATTGTTCCCCCATTTATTTGTAATGGATTTTTCATACAATTTAAAATTTGCGGCACAAGCTCATCAACTTTATCTTTAGAAAACTGTCCAAGAATTGCATCATGAACTTGTCCTAGTATCTGCACATTTTTTAATTCATTCCACACTCTATACAATCCCAAGTTTAATAAATCTCCTATCGTTGATTGTGGCACATATGCTATTGCTTTTCTAAGAGTGGTGCCGTCTTCTATTCTACCCCAAAATTGTCTGCGACGACCCATTGGAGTAGTTAAAGAGCCACTCTCTTTTAATTGATTAGCAATATCACTGTGCCACTTTCTGATCCCAGGGAATGCCCCTTCGATACGAACAAGAGAGGAAGGACCAGACCCTACGATCGTGCCCCCATCAATCAGTTCCTGAAAACCTCCCTCTCTGTCTTGTTTATGCCATCTCTCAAGAGATTGCAAAGCAACTACTCCTCCGTAATAAAGTAGTTGAAACCGTGTTGCATGAGACAACTTAATTTTAAGATGTCTGCCTAATGATGTAGCTGATAACCCATAGTTAGTTCCATGTCCTGCTCGTTTGCACATATCTCTATAAGTAAACTGACCAATGTAAGGACGATCTGCTAACTCTCTATTCTGAATTAAATCAGACGACCACCCCATGTTAGGCCACACCATCTTAACAACTTGCGTATGCAAGTCTTCACCTTCACAAGCATTAATATAATTATTATCACCTGCAACATAAGCACTTACTCTAGACTCAGCTTGTTCTAAGTCAGCATAAAATAAAATATTATCTCCATCGGGAACAAAAATTTCCCGCATATCTTTTGTAATGTTTTGAAGATTAGTTCCTGTACCCCACGGACTTTCTGAACTTGACCATCTTCCTGTTTCAGTACCTGCTACTTTGAAGGAACACCTCATCCTTCCATCTTCATCTCGTTTACAATTTAAAATATTTAATTGTTTATCTATATCTCTTAAAGCAATAATAGTTTTACAAAAAGGTCTAGCTCTAGGGTACTCTCGTATCAAATGTTCTAGTGCTTCTTTATCAGTTGAAACTTTTTGTTTACCTTTAACATAAGATATATAAGGCGGCAAACCTAACCATTCATATAAAAAACTTTTTAATTGAGTAGGACTATTATGGTTTAAATCTTTATCCCATATCGCATTAGCAAAGAGATGTAACATTCTCTCTAACTTGACACGCATTTCAACAAGGGGGGCTTTCAACCTTCCCACCCTTTTCTCATCCACTTTAAGACCCTTAAGCATCATATGCATTGCAGGCTTTAACATATCTAATTCAAATTGATATGTCTTATTGTAATTATGTTCTTGATTATTTAACTCAAGTTTTATCTTTGACCATATCTCACTCGTAAGTGTACAGTCTAAACCACAATATACCCAAAGTGTTTGTTCTTTGGATAAGTTATGTTGTATTATTTCTGTGTTCTTTATTGTTCTCAACTTTGTTCTCCTGTACAAATTCAATCAATCTATTTAAAAACCATTGCGCTTTTTCTAAATCTTTAATTGGATTGTTTTTGTGTTCGTATCTCCAAATATATTTCATAGCCGATCCCTGCAAGTAGTATCGAAATCCATCCCCCTGGCATGACTTGATAGCATCTATGCATCCTACCCCACCCTTGTTGTAATGAGCAGGATGATTGACATCATCTTTTATTTCTACTTCTTTAAAAAATTTAGTTAGTTTTTCTACGTCTGGCATATGTTAACCTCATTATGTAATAAAATTCATCTCTTGTTTTTTCGTTATCTAAATATGCATAATCGCATACAGTATTAAATTCACCCACCTCGCTTACCAACCATTCTTCTGCGTCTATTCTATATTCTTTTAATTCGTTATCTATTCCAACATAACTTATATCTTGCAAAGCTTGATCTAAAACAGATCGCCACATTAAAATCTCATTTTCTACAACCAAGTCTGGATCTTGAATTGGTTTAGCTGCAAAATATTGGGGCCTTTTCATTTAAGAATCTGCTTTCGTGCTCTTTGAAAAACTTGTCAGATTTTTCCATGCTCCTTCATTTGTATATATTGATCCCAAATATCCTAAACCCTTTTCCATCTCTGGTTGTAGTGCATGTTGTGCGTGCATCGTATCATGTACCACACCTTTAACTTCTATTCCATACTTATAACGCAACCAAGATACATCATACGTTTGATTTTGTGCAACCTTAATAACATTTTTATTACTTAATATTTTATTTATTAATTCCCATACAGCTAATTCTGTATGATAATTATAAAAATCTTTTCCATCTTCCTTCTTAAAAGGAACAACCATTGCTTTGCTTTTGTTGGGAGCAAATCCAATGCAAGTTATTTCATCGTTAGCTGTTTCAATATCAAATGATAGTGGAGCATCGGGAGTATTTTCTACTAAACATTTTGTTAAAAATTTATTTACTTCTTCATATGTCGGCTCTATATAAATATCTCGTTCAGTGTGTTTAAATTCTGGAATGTTTATTTCATTCGTGGCCTTTTTTAAATCTGAAACAACTGTAGGTCTGAATGCATAATTTTTTATGACTGCTATAGGATTATAAGTAGGCATAATTTTATAAGATCTTTTCGCCCAACCTGTATCCGCAGGAACAAAAGCTCCTCTATACGATCCTACCTTATCTAAACCACATAGTGCCCATAATGAAATACTTCCCATTGCTATAATAATGTTTGGATTGTATTCATTTATTTCATTTCTTAATCTTATGATGTCTTGTTCATATTCTTTTTTTAAAAAACCAAACTGAGTTGGACCGAATTGTGATCTCCATTCAACTTCTTTTTTTAAATTTTTATACTTACTTCTTTTATGAAAGAAACTTTGTGGATCATCTTGAGCGGGTTTTAATTGAATAGCATGAGTGAGCATGACGTTGCTAGTATTAATACCAGCAAATTTAAACATAGGATTCAGCATCGACTGAATACTGCCCATGTTTATTTTACCAAGTCGAGCTTCGGTTGTCGTAGGATACTCTAAAATTATGGAAAGAGAGTCCCCAGAATCTGGAATCTGCGACTTGATTCTTTTATGTACCGCATACTCACTCATAATTTTACAGACTATTTATTAATAATTCTTTTAATAGATGCCTGTAAAATGTCTTTGTTCTTGCCAACCATCTCGTGCTTTACTATGCCAGAAAAATTCTGACCGATAGCTTGCTCAAGAAGTTCACCAAAAGATTGATCTTCTCCCATGCCAAGAGAATTAGTTAAAAAACTTTTCAATGACATAGCAGGATTCTTTTGCTTCATCGCATTGGGAGTTGCCCAATACTCTAGTCGGGTTGGCTCTGCATTAGTCAAGTCAGCTTCGTCCAAATCAGATTGAATTACACCAACTGCCTTGCAGTTTATTTTTACGAGAGGAGTTTGATTTTCTCCTACTCGGTCAGATCGATAACTGGTGATTGTAAAATCATAGCTACCTTCTGGAAGCAACACAGTTTGTGGTACTTCACTTGGCGACATACTTAAAAAGTCGCTTACTTCATTTGTCATGGTATATACCTCCTATACTTTATTTGACAACTTCTTCTTTGAGTTATTTTGAATTGCATCAAACAACTTTGCTAAATCTAATTCAGCATTAGGTTCTAAGATATTTAAAGCTGGTACCTTAAGATCCATTCTGTGATCTGATACAGTTCTCAATGTTCTCTCTGTGCCTTTGCTAGAACTCTTAGTGTCTATTCTACAAACACAGTTAAAGTATCGGCCCAATTTTGTAGATAGCTTTGAGCCAACACTAGTCGGATATGATTTGCTCACACCCAAATCTCCTTCCATATATTGCATATGAGTAGTAACAACTACGTTACAAGGAACTTCCGAACCTGTTATATATTGAATAATATATTGTACATCTCGTGCCGCTGTTCCCCACTCTGGTTGAGTAGGTTGTTCAGTTGGTTTCTTGTTATTAAAAACAAGTGCCCCTCTTAAAGCGGCTTCACCCATCAACGTCAAGCTATCGATAACTAACACGTCATCTTTAGTCCACGTTCTAACTGATCCGAAATTTTCTTCTTCATCTTTCCAATTAGAAATTAAATTAACAC